TAAATAGAAGAACCAGAACCTACAGGTTGTGCAGAATCACTAGATTCAAATTCTGTTGCTACAACTACGTTAGCTGTTTTAGGTGTTAAAGAATCAGATGAAGAAGTAAGAACAAATTGTGTTTGATCTGAAAACAAGATTAACTGTTCTCCCATAGTTACTGCGTGTTTAAGAATAGCAACTTTGGTATGAGAAGCTGCAACGTCAATAGGGTCTGAATCTATTACTGATAAGACTGTTTCTGGAAAAAAGTTAAAGAACTCTGAAACCCTTGATAACACTACGTTGTCATCAGTTAAAAAACCTAATCTGTTTCTAAAGAAAAAGACGTTGTTGATTTTATTACCAACAAAAGAAGGGTTGGGTGCTGAATCTATATCACCTACAGTACGTTCTCCCCACTTAGGTAAGGTATAAGAAGTAGTTACACCATCTATTGTTACGTTATAACTATCACCATCAACCCTTGCAAATCTAAAATTACCATCAGCCTGACGTATTAAAACGTGTGGCATTTTATCGTAGTTAAATTTAAACTTTATACCTGCTTCTATAGATTCTTCCCATTGTCCTTCTTCAAAAGCATTGCCATTATTAGTTACAAACTTAACGTAGTAGTTATCAAAGTTTGTAGCTTCATCTCCTTTTACTTCAACAACATACCCATTAGGAGAAACTGTAGGTAAGTCTGTAAATCTTTGTACTGAATTTTTTACAACTGTAAGTTGTGTATTACCTTGGGTATCATTTCCATCAATAGAAAAGTTACTACCGTCATTCTTTTTTATATGAATAACAGGACCATTTCTAGCAATAGTAAAACCTGTCAGTCCAGAGTTAAGACCTGATTGTAGATCATTAGCAACAGTGCTAGTACTAAGTGTGGAATTACCTGTAGTGTCATCAGTAACAGTTACACCATCTACAGTGACGGAGTATGTAGTCTTATCTGAGACTTGATTAACAAAGACAATAGCTTGTGTAATATTGCCAGCAGATAAACTTGTATCCATTTCTGTTGCAATACTTGTATTAACAACAAAGGTATAGTCTGCAATAGTTACAGTCTTGATAACACTTCTAGGATTACTTGTACTTAAATAACTAACTCCATCAGGTTTGTTTACTGTCTTCTCATTACCTGCAATATCATATACTTTGACATTACCATTACTAAATATTGCTACATACCGTTCACTTACATCTCTATTTATAGTTTGTATATGAACATTACCTACAGTAGAAGAACTTAGATTAGTTATAAACTGTGTACCAGAACGCTTTACAAGACCTTGTACTGGATTGCTATTAGCATTGTCTTGTATATCTGCATGATCTGCCTGTTTGGTTGAGTCAGCAGCTTGGGAAATACCTCTTAATAATGTAGGGATTGCTCTTGATACTACTGCCATAACTATCTAATTAATCCGTTTGAAGGTGAATAAGTATTGAAGACGCTGGTTAAACTAGGATCTCCTCTTAATATATTATGATCTCCATTTGCAAGATCAGTTTCCATTAGTATAGCTCTAGCTCTTACTTCGTCTTGTTCTGTATAAGTTCTAAGACCATCATCACTAACTAATCTATCAACAAAGATTCTTGCAGCTTTGATGTTTATATATCGTCTAGCTGGTTCTGGAATCTCATTAAAAGTTCTAAAATAAACAACAGTACAAATTAAATCTTCTTCAAATTCAAATTTGTTATTTAACCTGTCATATAATTTTAATCCACGTTGGATAGGATCAATCGTTGGATGTTGATGTATGTTTGCATCTATTCGTAATACGTCAGTTGATAATGTAATTTGTTCAGTTGTAGCATTTCTAGGAATAGTTACATCTATCTCAGTATTAAAAGACCAACCTTCAGATTGAACTTCTTTATTTACTTCGGTAAGAGTTGATTGTGCTAATCGTACATCAACTGGAACTGTACCTGTAAGACTATTAACAGGTGCTTCTCCTATAGCAGCCAACATTATATTGACAGCTTCTAATTCTGTGGTTGCTGCTACTGCCATTATTTCTTAGCAGTCTTAGCTGCACGTTTAAAGTTTGCTGAAGTAGGTCTACCTTTCTCTCCTTTCTTTCTCATAGTTTCACCAGATCCAGCAGCAATTCTTTTACGCTTGGCATGGATGTTGGCATATAATCCTTTCTTTTTTTTGCTTTTAGATTTCTTTACTTTTAAAGAATCTCTATCGTAATGACTTGGCATGATTTATTAAAAAGAAAAAAGAAGGAGTACTCAATAATGAGTACCCTTCTGTGTGTAATTAAGAAGCAGATAACTTGATTGTAGCTGCACACTCAGGTCTTAGGATTCCATGACCAAGTGCGTACTTTGCAACCATTAATGTACCTTGATACATCAGTCCGTAATCTGAACCTGACATCTCAGTTTGCATATCCATAAGCTTAACTGTTCCCACAGCCGATTTATGAAATACAAGACCAATAGTTTTACTATCGTCACCTGAATAAGTGTTGTTCTCACCTGTAACTGCTGATCTGTTTGATTGAGGAACGTTGTTACTCATCATTACAGGAATACCAGCAATCATTTGAACACGACCAGATTTGAAAGAACCGTTACCTTCTGGGTTGAAGTCAACGTCTGTCACTCTTGTCGCTGATTCAGCAAGTTTGTAGTATTCAGCAGGTGGCAATACACAAAAACGATCTGTTGGAGGGATGTCTCTCTCGTCAAATGTTTGTGCAATGTCATAGATAGCAGCAGCTATCTCATCACCAGTAACGTTAGCGGAAGCTGTATTACCATTAGCAAGTGTTAATACAAGACCACCATTACCACTTGTAAGAGTAGTAGATGCTCTTGAAGCATTAGCAATTACCTTTGCTACGTTTTGATCGTAAGTACGAGCTAAAGCTTTTCCAAGCTCAGAAGCATAAGTAGCCCTTACGTCATAGTGATTTTTGAGTTCATCTATATCTGCAATGAAACTCTGTGCAAGTAAAAGATCATCTATTGTGATAATCTTTTCGTTTGCCTTGATTTGGTTAGCCCCTACCAATGGTGTACCCACGGTATGATAAGCAGCCGTAGCTGTACCCATCACTGGAAACTGTGCTGATTTGCCAGAACTAATTGTACGGACAGAGTGAAGACTATCATTAAAGATGTTGTTTTCAGAGAACGAAGTTAGAACTTCCCCCGAAAAAACCTTTAAAAATAAAGCGTCATAGCCAGTTCCAGAGTTATTAACCAGACCAAGGCGTGAAACTGTGGCGTTAGCCATAAGGTTCTCCTTGAGATTAATTTACTGTGCAACTTCTTTTAGTCCTTCCGTTCTCTCAGCGTTGTCTGACGCATCAGGCACTTTGATATTGAGAAATGTTTTTAGAAGTTATTAAAAATATAACAAAAAACTTTTAACAATTCCACTTTCTTAAAGCTAAAGCTTTACGAGTTGGTCTTCCTTTACTATCTTCCATTGGTCCTTTTACTCCTCCCATCCTTGCACAAAAAGATTTCTTTCTACCTTTTTCTGTTTTAGATAGACCTGATGTTTTAGTAACAGGTCGTTTTAATTTACTACCAGTTTTTTTATTAATATACTTTCTACCCTTCTCTGATAAACCACCAGTAGGGTTCTTATGTACCTTCTTTATCTTGAGACTATCTCTTGCCATTTTTCTTTGGTTTCTTCCTTAAGATCATAAGATCTTCTCTTGTGATTTTATCTCTAGGTTTTGCAACCTTAGCGATCTTCATTTGTTTTTTTGAGTATGGCATAATTTAACCTCTAGTTTTAAATACGTCACTAAACTCTAAACGTCTTTGTACATCTTCAGTATATGTTTGATCTTTACCGTAGCGTTTATCTGACATAGCAGCTACTACTTCTGTTGATGATCTGTAAGGTGTAGGTCCACTAGAAGCAGGTCTTCCTGAGTATAAGCTTGGTTCTACTCCCATAGTTTTTTGATAACGAGAATACAGTCCTTCAACTGCTAACTTAATTGTTGGTGCATCTGCTGTATCCATCAAGTTATTAAAAGCTTGACCTTCTTCATCTGATAAATTTTGTTCAGCCCATGCTTGCATCTGTCCATAGGTTTCATCACCACCTACAGAATCTTTGATACCTTGAATAATTTGTGGTGCTATTTCACTTGAGTCGCTAGGATCTCCACCTCTTAAACCATCTAAGTATGTGTCTATAACTTGTTTAGAAAACCCTGCTGTTTCTAACTTACTATAATCATCTTCTGATATTGAATCATTATCAACAAAGCGTTGAGATATTTCTTGTGGATCTATACCAACTTCTTCTAATACAGAAGCAAGACCATCACCATAATATTCATTAGGATTAAATTCAGATTCTTCTGTTGTTTCCTCTGTAGTTTCTTCAACAGTTTCTTCTTGTGATCTATTACCTAACTTACCTTCAAGTTCTTTATAACTTGCAGCTAAATCTTCTATGCTTTTAAACTTACCTGCATATAAACCATTGTCATCTTTTAAACCTTCTAGGTCTTCAGCAGACATTGGTGGTGTTTCTTGTGTATTAAGTTGTGATGAGGTCATGGTTTTTATTTAACTATAATGAATTGTACTGCCATGTCTAGTCTGTATATCACCAGACTTTTCTGGTACAGGGTTTTCTTCGTTCTTGCCTAGCTCACTAACTATGGCTTTTGATGAGACAAACTTTCCGTCATCATCTCTTTTTCTACTGTTCGACTTCTTGGTTGGCATTGGTTTCCTCCGATAGTTGTTGTGCCTGTGCATTATTTTTAGGATCAAGTAATGGCGATCCTAAAGCAGCAGGTCCAAGACTTTGAATTAACTGCTGCTGCTGCAAAGCTTGTTGCTCTGCTTGGATTTCTTCGGCTGTCTTTACTAGGTTAGCAGTATCTATACCAATGCTGGTAGCTAGACGTTTTATGGCTTCGTCCACATTGACGAACTGAAGCATAACTTCTGGACCTAGTGCTTGAGAAACAGTAGTTATAAACTCAATTAATTTGTTTCTATCATTACCCCTACCAAGACCTTGTAATCCTGTAACTATCTTTGGCTTGACTAACTTTTCTGGTAGCTTTGGTACTCTTCCAGACCTTACAAGCATGTGCATCCTACGTCTTAGATATGGTAATTGAAACTCTTGAGTCAAGATACTATAGATACCACCTAAACTATTTTCTAGTTCTTGTGCCATCAAGTTTACTTCTGCTGCTGTAACTCTTTCTGCATCTCTTTGTACAGATTTAGTCATAAGAAAAGCAGTCTCAAGTCTTTGTTCAATACGTTGTATAGCAGAGAAAGATACTTGAAAGTCTCCACCTTTTCCTACTTGCATGACAGAAATATCAGCAGCACTACCTTCTCGTATAGCTCCATTCGGGGCCTTAGCTAAAGTCGAAGCACGTGTGACCCCATTCGGATTTACCAGAAATAAAACTTTCGCACTGGCAGCAGCACCTTCGATTATCGCTTGCATCAAAGACTCTAATGTAATCAAGTCTCCTCTATATTCTTCAACATATCCTCTTCCATAATCTTCACCATCTATTCGTATGAATCTTAATAGTATCCAAGGAGATACTTCTGCTTTTGATCTTCCATCAGTATCAGGTATCTTCTCACCTTTACATTCTTGATACCAGATAAAATCATCATTAATTCTTTTGATGTGCGTGTATATATCAATATCATCTTTCATTACTTCCGCATCATAATTTTCTTTTTGCTTTATCTGTTCTAAAAATTCAGCAGGTAAAGCTTGAGGATGTACTGTTTCTTTTGTAAGGATTTCTAATACATTACCAACCTCATCACGCTTACAAACAAACTTAGATAAAGGATATACTTTAAGTCCTTTGTCTGTTAAATATAATAAGACATTACCTGATACAACTAAGTGCTTGAGTGCTTCAAACATAGCAACCCTGTCATTAGATATTTCAATATCATTCTGTAAAGCATTTTCTATTGTACGCAATCCTTTATCTATTTCACTTTCTAAACCTTCTTGTCCTTCTTTTATTAACTCAAGACTATCAATAGTTAATTTAAAAAATGCTTGATCGGGAGGGAGCAATGTCATCAAAAATTTATTCGATAAGCTGTTAACACCTCTGGCTCCCACTGCTTGAAAAGGAGTTTTAATTTTAGTTCTTGTGCCAGTATTAGATTCTGGTATAAGACTAGGAATAGTAAGCTTAGAAGATTCCTTGGATTCTCTTTCATAGGTAGATCGTATGCCTACCATAGATTCATACCTACCTGCTGCTGTTGTACCTTGTGTTGAATATTCCATAGTTAAGCAACTCCTGTTTTCTTACCTGTTATTCCTTTAGAGTACTTCTTTTTGTTAAAATTATGTTTAGCTCTGTCTTGATTTAATTTCTTTTTTGTTCTATCTGCATTATTCATACCTCCCTTACCTGTAACACCAGCAATCTTTAAGGATTCAGCAGGGTTAGAGAATCCTTCTTTCTTCATTCGATCTTGTCTTAACTGTTCTGTAACTTTTTTGGTATCAATAGGAGCATCTATACCAGTTTGAGAACCAGTTACTACAGGAGGAGCATCATCAAACTCAGTCTTTGGTGGTGCAGCAGCTTGTGATCTACCAAAAAAACACATAATTAATAACGTAGATTGCTAGATCCACTACCTAAACGTAGTGAAGATCTACCACCAATCATTCCACCACTCTTAACAAAACGCTTTGGCTTCTTCTTTGGTGCTGGAGTTTCTGCTTTAGGTTTAGGAGTTGGTGTAGGTGCTTTAGGTGCTGGAGCAGGTGCAGGTGCAGGTTTTGGAGTAGGTTTTGCAACAGGTGCAGGTTTTGGTACTGGTTTAGGAGTAGGCTTTGGTGCTGGAGCAGGTGCAGGTGCTGGCTTTTCTACCCTTCCCATTATTGGGTTTGGTTTAGGTGCTGCTTTTGGTTTTGATCGTCTTCCGAATACACACATGATTAAATTTTGAGATTGTTAAGGGCTAAAGGTATGCGTAATGTTTGTGTACCTAATCTTTTTCCTACTTTCTGACCTGTTCTTTTCGGCCTACCATCTTTAACAGAAGTTCTTTTGCTACTGACAACAACTCTTTCCGCAGTCTTCTCAGGCTTCGGTGGGGTTGGCCTTGGTTCTGGTAAAGGTGGTGGCTTGGGTCTTCCTCCAACGCACATAGCTAAGTCTCCAATACGCTTTTAGTAAGCATTGTTTCTTTTTGTCTGGCTTGTTGTTCAATTAAGTAATCAACAACGTGCCTTTCCCCTGCCCTATACCATACTTCTCTATCAGATAAAGACAAATCAGGATGACGATTAGGAAAAACAGAATCTAACCCCTTTATTAAATCATCTGTGATGTTGGGTAAACTATTATTCACAAAAATTAAAAGGGTTATTTACATAATATATGTTATCCTAATGATAGCAAGGAGTGGTTAACTTGCTTCACAGAAAAAGAAAAAGATCTCTAGGTGAGTGGTTCCATCTAGAGATTTTTTTTATGGCTGCCAAAGTTTTACTTCACCTGTGCTGTAGTTGTAGTCTCCCTCTCGTAGTATTCTTGTGAGTCTTGCATTGAGAATAGCATCAGCAATACTATAACCTTTCTTTGTATATGTTTCTTGTACCTTAGACCA